TTCCTATACATATCCGCTGTTATAGTTGCTAAACTTTTAACCATATTTTGCAATGCTATATCTTTTTTATATGGAATATAATCAATACCTCTATATTGATAAAATTGTTTTGCAAATTGCTTATTGTTTTTTGCAACTTCTTCAAATATCTTATATATGTCTTGCACATTCTTGCCACTTACTCTTGCTAACTCTTTTGCTATTTCGTTATATGTTCCGTCCGATATTTTAAGATTTGAGCGATTTGATAAGCTTGGCTAGGTGTTAATGTGCTTATTTGTTTTATTGCTTCGCCTATTCTTTTTAATATATATGTGTTAGCTTCTTCAATACGTGCTGTTAAATGTTCGGCTAATCTTTCTTCTACTTCTTGACTTAACATAGGCTACCACCTACTCTTCTGCATTGTTTGGAATAAGTTGTTCAACACTTGGTTCACTTGCTTTTATTTCTTCTATTGCTTTTTGACTATCTTCTAAAGTTTCATCTGGTTTTAGCCATTGTCTTATTTCTACCTCTGATATAATACCTTTACTTTGTGCCGTTATTAGTTGACTAAATGTTTCTTGACTATCTTCTAATAAGCTGTAATCCCAATCAAAACTTACTTCATAATCTCCTTGTGGTGTTAAATTATAAGCATTTGCAAGTACATTGGCACTATACAAAAAGTCTTCAATTCCTTTTTCTATGTTACTACGCATATCATCAACTATTGTGAATGTATCATACATAGACCTTTTTATTTCTGTTGCTGTTGCATTTGCTGTATTTACTTCGCTTAATATTCCTGCTGATGTTCCTATTTCGTGTTCTAATCTTTTAAATAACTCTTGTAATCTTTCTGTAAATGGTCTAAATGCAGGGTCAAATACTTCAAAAAAATTATCATCTCCAGCATCTACTTTTTTAAATAATCCATTTAAAGGCAATGAGTCTTTTCCATTAAACATTGTACTATCTGCACCAACAAAAGCTTCTTTTAACTTGTATTCTCTATATAGTTGTTTCATTGTTTCTTTTATTTCTGCTATTGTACTATCACAACCATAAGTTATTGGTACTCCATATTTATCATCTGTTTTTCTATTATTTATTGGACTTTTAATATATCCAAATAAAGCTCTGTCTACTCCTGTTATTACTTTTTTAAGTTCTATATTTTTCCAAAAATCTGGAACTGCAACTTCGTGTCCGTTCTCATCTGTGAATTTTTGTGTTATTTCTATATTGCCATTTCTTACTCTGTAATTTGTTAATCTATAATAAGTCTTGCTATTTCCTATTCCTCTATTTACTGTCCTTTTGTCTGCTATTATAGTTGCTCCTATTATATTTTCTCCCTCTACTTCATCTATTGTTACTCTACTTTGTGAAACTATATTATAATATATCTTTCCACTTTTAACATAAGGAACTAATATAACTCCACCATAACCAAATCCCATTGATGTTATTTTCTTTGCCTTTTTCCACATTGATTGAATTGTTTTGTCTAATAGTTCTACTCTTGCATTTTCTCCTGTGATATTTACATTGCTGTCATTAATAACATAATTTGCTAATTTGTTACTAAATATTGAGTTAAAATTAATCTCATCTATTCTTTCGTATTCGACTGCATACTTTTGATTGTCCTCTACTTCTTTTTGAGTTGTTTGCGATTGGATATTAAATAGTCTGAATATCCACATAATAAATTTTTGAAACACTCTTTTTTCCTCCTTTTTTATTTTATGTTTACAATGTTCATCTTTTGTTGATATATTTAAGTTTTATAAATTATGCACTAAATTTAATAACATTTTGTCAAAGTGTTTTGCCGTGATTTTTTGATACTTTTTTGTTGTTATGTTTACAATCATTACATAATAACTTTTACATAATATTTGTATAATTCGTATCTAACCGTATCAAACTAGTTTCCTTTTTTCTTCCATACTCGATTAAGTCCGATACCTAACTGCGTCGATACAATGGTTTTCTGCGTCTATATATCCACTTATATAGTTTCCATCTTTGTCCTGTTGATATTCGTAAGTACTAAATTCTTGAGCTGATACAGGACATCTTTTAGGGTCTATTACTATTTTAGCAAGTGCTGATAACCATTTCATTGAATATTCAACACTTCCTGCTCCTTTTTCTGCTCCACGCATTGCACTTCCATAGCTTCTAAAATCTCCAATTGACTTTGGTTCTGCACTATCTGCTGTAATTATATCATCTTCTGTTACACCTTTTTGTTCTTTTAATGCATTCCATACATCTTGATTACTCATTTTATTTACAACAAATTCATCAAATATGTATAATGTTCTTTGACTAGGATTATAACAACATTTTACCCAAGCTAATGGGTCTGGGAACCAACCAAAGTCCATTCCTTGATATATAAAGTCGTATGTGTCTATTTCTTTGTCTGTTATTTCTCGTAGTTCTATATTCTCAAATACTGTTCCGCCTGTTCCTGTCATTAATCCTAAATATTCGTTTTCGTATAACCTTTCATTTACTGACTTTAAGAACTCCGCCTCATCAACAAAAGCACTTCCTAACCATTTTGAAGGTACTTGTCTATAATCTGATAAATGAACTAATCTTGTTTCTTTTGGAATTATTTTTTCAACGTTTATAAAGTGCATTGAACTTGCAGGAGTGTTGTATGAATAGAATTGTATAAAATCTTCTCCACCTCTTATTAAAGATTGATTTATTTTTCTTATTTCGTTCATACCTTTAAATTGGTCTGCTTCTTCATACCATGTTACACCTATATATTTGTCTTTTGGTGGCTTTAATGATTTAATCTTACCATAATCATCTGCACCTCTAAAATATATCTTTTGACCTGTACTTTCCTTTGTTATTTCTAATGGGCTTTTTGTTAATTTGTAATCACTTTTTATATGTGGGTATGTTTCGCTTAATGTATCTATCGCCCATTCTAATTGAGCATAGACAGAGTCTTTTAATGTATCTTTTACTTGTCTTAATACAACTGCACACATTCTAGGATTATTCTCTAATATTTCTATTATCTTTTCACTAACAAAAGAGGACTTTGTACTTCCTCTTCCACCTTCTAAATAATATTCTCTGTATTCTCTATCATCTATACTTCTGTTCAAATCAATAAAAGAACTTGCTATGTCTTTAGCTGGAATTGTAACAAATACCTGTTGCTCACTTTCTTTTCTTTCTTTTTGCTCCATCATATTTGTTATTAATTCATAGTTTTTGCTACTTCCATTCATAGCTCCTTTAATCAGCCCTAATGTTACAAGTTCCCTATATGTTAATCCTTTATTATTTGTTTCATCTAGTGTTTTTTCTAATACTGAAAGCATAGTGGCTTTTTTTCTTCTAGCTTCGCCACTTGCTATGCCGACCTTTTCTTGCTATCTCCTGTCTTTCACTCGGAGTTCTTTCGTAGTTCGGTACTAAATTTTGTTCGTTAGCCACTATATCACTTCCTTTTTATCTTAAAATAATCCCCATTCTGCGAACTTTTCAAATCCACCTTGTTCTTTTATATATTCTCTTGCTATTTCTACTATTTCGCTATATGGTTTTCCATCTATTTCTTCATCTCCTATTGCACAACATAATTCTACTGGCTTTCCTGTTTCTTGTGCTTTTAGGAACGCATATATATTTACTGATACATCTGCTTTAGATAAATCTTTTCCATGTAGTCCACCGCCTGTTACTGCTTCTCCCATATCACTTCCAAGTTTTCTATTTGTTGCTCCTGTATCTACATCTGTTCCACCTGTCCATTCTCCTAATGGGTTTACAATTAAATTAAAACCTGATTCACTAAAATTTGCATATATATCATTATTTTTTGCATTACTTTGACATATAATCAATTTGTTTTTATCTAGTATATACTTTCCATCGCTATTATAATTCTTATATAAAAATCTTGCTATTTTACTTATTTCCTTATCTTCTTCTGTTAATGGCATTCCTTTAAATATTCCATTATCACCACATCTTATTTTTTCTTCTTGGTTTTTAGCAAGTTCTACATCTTGTCTGTTTGGTAATATATGAACTTCTATATCTTCTCCAGCTATTCTGTGAACTGCGTTTTCAACTTCTTGAAAAGATACTTTGGCATTTGTTTCAGTTATTATAAAACAATGCCCATGCCCTATTAATACTTCAACTGCTATCTTCGGATTTTCTTCTTTTGTATATGCTAAATCTACTATTGCTCCTGCTATTCTATCTGCTATTTTATCAGGATGTTTTGGATTTACTTTTTCTATCATTTTATTACTCCTTTAATTTAATTTTATAGCTTTTTCACCTGTAAAGTTTTATGCAATTATTTCTTTCCAATTTGTTTTAGTTCCATCAGGATTTATTCTATATACATCATTACCAGTAAAATTAATATATCTTTCAATTATAACTGAAATATAATGTGGGTCTAGTTCCATCATATAACATTTTCTATTTAATTGTTCACAAGCTATTAATGTACTACCACTTCCTCCAAAACCATCATATACTATTTCTTTGTCTTTATTATCACTTAAAGCCATTGCAATTAATTCTATTGGTTTCATAGTCGGATGGACTGTGTTTTTTTGCCTTTTACATTCCCATATATCTCCACGAATGGTTTTCTCTCCACCAAATTTACCATAATAAAATATTATTTCATGTTGTTTAAAATACTTATCTAAATGCTGTGCTGGATTTACTTTATTCCAAATTATCATTGCTTTTGGTTGCATTCCTATATTAGTCATTGCTTTCTTGAATAAATGTTCATATTGCCAACTACAACATACATAAGCAGTATCACATTTCATAATAGATTTTTCTAAAAACTCAACAAAATCTTCATCTCTCATTTTATCATTTTCTATTGTTCTTTTATCTTTTATTCCTGAGTATGCGATATTATAAGGTGGGTCTGTAAATACCATATCAGCCTTTACACCATTCATTAATTTTGCTACATCTTCTTCTTTTGTGCTATCTCCGACACATCAATCTATGATTTCCTAATTGGTATATATCTCCTAACTTTGCTTTTGGTTCTTCTGGTACTTCTGGAACTTCATCTTCTATTATTTCTTTTTCTTCTTCATCTTCTAAATCTAAATCAAAGCCAAAGTCTGACATATCTATATTTAATATATCATCTAACTCTGTATCTAATAAATCAATATCCCATTCTGCTATTTCTCCAACCTTATTATCTGCTAATCTAAATGCTTTTATTTGTTCATCTGTTAAGTCATCTGCATATATACAAGGTATTTCTGTTATTCCAAGTCTTTTAGCACTTTCTATTCTTGTATGACCTGCTACTATTACATTGTCTTTATCTAATATAACAGGATTTTTAAATCCAAATTGTTTTATGCTTTCCATAACATAAGGAATAGCCTCTTCATTTTTTCTTGGATTTTTCTTATATGGTTTTATGTTATTAATATCTACATACTCTATTTTTAATTTATCCATTTATTACTCCTTAAATTTAACCTCATCATACTTTTGTTGTAATTCTTGCATTGCCTCTTTAGTTATGTTTGGATATACTATTGCAATTAATCTTTTGTCATCATCATAAAAGGTGTATTTTATATAATTATTCATAATACTTACCTCTTTTCTTCTATAAACACTATAAAGCAATATTAAGGTCTATTTCCGTTAATTACTCGCAAATTATATGCACCTAGGATAAAATAATACCGATAGCATACTTACCGTATTATCCTCTACCTGTACCTAGGCATTTTTTAATATTGCTTTATACTATTTATAGCTATTAACTAGGATATAGTTGAAAGTGAGTTGTAACATCAACAGAGCCTAGTATGTTGACTAAATTTATATATTTTTAAAGGGGCAACTAAATTTATTGTCTATATTTTTTACAATGTGACAAAGCTGTGTCTGTTTATTCTTACATTTTGAACAATTTTGTTCAATAAATTCTGCTAATTCTTTTTTTTGCATTTTTAATTTGTATTTTTTCTTTTCCTCGTGTTCTCTCATTATGTTTTCTGCTATATAACTTTTTTTCATAATGATTTCCTCCAACTACATTCAAATTATATCATACTTTTTAATTTCTTGCAACTTTCCTTGTATTTTACTTCTAATTCTCTGTATATTCTTCTTAATGTTCTATATTTATTTTTTAATCTTGTAATTGTATCTTTTAGTTCAATTTTTTCATCTTCAAAATTATAATATTCTTTCATAATTCTATTATATAATTGTTCTTTTGATTTATAATCTTTTATTTCCATATAATTACTATTATATTGCTCTAAAATCCATTCTAAATCATTTTTTATTTGTGATTGAGTAATTTTATCTTTGTATTCTATTAAACGTCTTATTTTGTCTTTATCGTATTCCATAAGACCTCCTATAAAATTTTATTTTCATTTGTATTATTTCTCTTTTAAATATTTATATTTGAGTATATTTATAACTCTTTAAATCTTCTCTTGTCATATCTTTTGTGTTCGCTTCTGTTTATTTTTAATATTCTCTCTTATTAATTCATCTCTAAAATTGTCTAGAATCTTGTATGCTTCATTTAATTGTTGCTGATTATATTTTCTCTTGTCTAAACTTATAAAGTCTATATTTTCTAATTTATTCATTGTGTTTACTACTATGTTGTATATGTGATTTATTGTCATTTGTATCGCTCCATTTCTATCTTTCTAATTCATCATCTTTATATTTAAAACTATTTCTATACTCATATGTATCAATTAATTCTTTAACATAATCTATGTCTAAATATACTCTGCCTTCTTCTGATATTTCTTTTTTATCAGTTAATGTTTTTAAGTCTTCTACTTTTATATATACTTGTGTTCTCCCATTTCGTGTCTGTTCTTCTATTTCTTTTTTTAAGTTGCTTATATTTATTCGTTTCTCTTCTTCATATTCTTTTCTTAAAACCAATTCATATATATCTGCTACTTCTCCTAACTGTTCTATCTTTTCTTCTTGTGTTAGTGTTTTATCTTCTTTTATTACAAGTGCTTGCCCTCGTATTACATTTTTCAATCTCCTATTTATTTTCTGCTTATTTGTCATATGTTATTCTCCTTTCAAATATTTATATATTACTCACTAATAAAATTTAGTATTTCTTGTGCATACAATACTCTTGTTGCTTTTACCATATTTGTATAGTTTAAAACATCTGTCATTGACTTATTATTTGATTTTATATCTTCTTCTAACTTCTCTATTAGCTTTTGCTTGTCTGATTCTAGTTGGTCTATGTATTTTAAAACATTGTTTAATTTAATTGCTTTGCCTTCTGCATATGTATTTTGTATTGTTTCTTGTAAGCATTCTTTTGCTTTTTCCATTTCTTCTATATCTTGTATATTTATTTCTTCTTGGTCTTCTATCTCTTCTGTATTATCTTCTAATACTTTAACTTCGTTATTTAAGACTACTGTTATATCTCCTATATAATCTCTAAATAATTGATTATCTCCTACATTTCTTTCATTACAAGAATAATCTTTTAAACTTGGGTTAAGTATCCATATTGCACAACAATTATTTTTATCATATCCGTATTGTATTTTTGTTGGTAATTCTTCTCCGATTATTTATTTTATTTAATAGCTCAATAATCTTTATCTTTTTATTCATCTTCTCCTCCTATCCAGCCGAAGCTCCTTCTATATACTTAAATACATACCCATGTGTTGTATAATGTTTTCCTTGACAAACTCCTAATATTAAACAATTATGTATTCCTGTCTTTTCCTCCGCTTCTCTTATTGAAACAAATTTATTAATTATATTTCCCTTTAAGTCTGTTTGTACCACAGCTCTGCTAGTTTTTATATTTCTTTTATGTTTTATTTTATATGCACTTTCTCTAACATTTTCACATAATCCCGTTTGCCAAGCTTTAATGCAATTTTCTTTATGAGTTACAAATTCTAAATTTTCAATTCTATTATCAGTCTTAATTCCATTTATGTGATTAACTGTCAACTTTGATTTTCCTAAAAATGCCAATGCTTCTAATCTATGTACTGTGCAAGTTTTTCCATCTAAAGAAACCATATAATATCCTTTGTTACTTATAGCTGGCTTTAATATTCTTTCATTAATTGTTTGTATATGTCCATTTTTTCTTTGTATAACTCTACATAAGCTTTTTATTCTTCCAAAATTACTTACTTGGTACTTTCCTTCGTACCCAATAATATCTCTCCATTCTTCCTCATC